ATGCCCCTCTTTGTCATGGGGGTATCAATGGAATTCATCGAAAAGCTGAACAGTCTATCCGCCAAAATTCGCCAGCAAGGCGCTGCCATCCAGACGGAAGAAGCAACGAAAAACGCCTTCGTCATGCCTTTCATCAACACGGTGCTGGGGTATGACGTATTCGATCCTATGGAAGTGACCCCAGAGTACGTCTGCGACATTGGCACGAAGAAGGGTGAGAAGATCGACTACGCTATCCTCAAGGACGGTGAGGTGCAGATCCTCATCGAGTGCAAGAAGATAGGCGAGCCGCTGAACATCAATCACGCCTCGCAGCTGTTCCGCTATTTCCACGTCACCAATGCGCGCATCTCGATCCTGACCAACGGTCAAGTCTACAAGTTCTTCACTGACTTGGACGCGCCGAACAAGATGGATGAAAAGCCGTTCCTAGAACTGGACCTGCTCGACATCGATGAATATGCGATACCCGAGCTGGTCAAGCTCACGAAGTCGGCATTTGACGTCGAATCCATCATCAATGCCGCGGGCGAGCTGAAGTATGTCAGCCAGATCAAAAAGGTGATTGCCACTCAGCTGAGCGTACCTGATGAGGATTTCGTGAAGCTGATCGCCTCCCGCGTATATGACGGCATCATCACGCAGAAGGTACGTGACCAGTTTGCCGGACTGACACGCAAGGCGGCAGCTCAGTTCCTGAACGACCAGGTGAATGAGCGGCTGAAGTCAGCCATGAGCGGAAGCATCAGCACCATAAGTGCAGCGCCGTCCCAGGACGCGAGCGCAAGCGAGGAGAAGACCGAGGAGAACAAGGTAATCACCACCCTTGAGGAGATGGAAGGCTTCCATATCGTGAAGGCGATCGTGCGCTCGGTCGTGGATGCCAAGCGCATCGTTCAGCGCGATACCCAGAGCTATTGCGGCATCCTGCTGGACGACAACAACCGCAAGCCCATCTGCCGGCTCCACTTCAACCGCAACCAGAAATACATCGGGATTTTCGACCAAGAGAAAAACGAAACTCGCCACCCCATCGAATCCCTTGATGAGATCTACAACTTTGCGGACCAACTGAGGGATACGGTCGGCCTCTATATCTAAATATAAACCTGAGCTTCCCCAAGCCCTGCCCTGCCGGGCTTGGCGTGCCAATCAGAGATAAAGCACCATGATAAGCACATGAACAAACTTATCTCCGAAAGCAAGGCTGGTCGGTAAAAACAGAGAAGCAGCGAACACGCTCCGGCGAGCCGGAGAACAAGGAGATCAGGCGCACCAACGCCAGTGGGCATGCGCTTTGATGACTCGCATCAGAAGGGTGCAGGACGTCACGGGTCTCTCACTTTGCTCTCTGGCACAACAGCCCTGACTTGCTTGCTGACCATCTTACTACGCTGAGCGCATCTCGCCTCGCCGTCATCCGATCTGATCAGCACAAAGCGGCTCAAGGTATGCATAGCAAACCCGCACCCTATTATCATCCAGCAGGGCGGACTGGTTTCCAATGTAAAGCATTTGGTAGTTATGCAGATCAAGCATGTTGATAACCCACGACTTCCCATGCAGGACGCCACCGGATATCGCGTCAGCCAATGGCATCAGCACCTTCTGCCCTTCTCGCCGCCCAATTCGGTAGCGCATCAGCGCGAACCCTTCGAGCAGACGCGCCATATCGCTGACATCGCTATACGACTTGACCTGCGAGGCCAGCTTTGCGACTCCAACAAGGCAACCTGCTTGCTGCAGAGTCCCGTCCTGATCAAGAAGCTCACAGACGCTAATACAGTCCGGGCTCACCCCCTGCGTATAGAGCCGCAACTCGGCATCGAAGATGAGAAACTTATCGAAACAGGAGAACCAAGCAGGATCAATTCTCTCCATGCCAGTCAGAACTCCGAGCATAATCAGCCCAACTACATCGCTCTCTACCTGCTGAGCGGCCGTCTCGTATGGCTCTGGAAGCACCGGAAGGGCTTCAAACTGGAAATCACAGGGCTGGTCGTCCGTGCCTAACATTGGTTGAGCCTCATCGCTGCACTGTCGAAACGATAATTCTCTCAGATCCGGCTGCCCGCGCAGGAGACCAGCACCCCATCACCCCCGATCAAAACAACCCACCCAGCGCATCCGGCTCCCAGTTCATGATCACCAGCTCGCCAGTCACTTCGGCCTTTCCTTGCCGCTGGTTGGTGTTGCTGTAGCGGATATCCAGACGCTCAACATGAAAGCCCTCGAACACCCGGCGAATGTCGGGGTGGTCATTGATGCTGACCATCACCCTCCCCTTGCACGAGCGCATGAACTCGGCCATCTGCTCGTACTGCTCGAACGGGAAGTCCACCCCGTAGCCTTCCGTCTGCCAATACGGCGGATCCATGTAGAAGAAGGTATGCGGCCGATCGTAGCGCTTGGCGCACTCCAGCCAGGGCAGGTTTTCGACGTAGGTGCCGGCCAGGCGCTGCCAGGCGGCGGAGAGGTTTTCTTCGATGCGCAGCAGGTTGATGGCCGGGCCGGTGGTGGCCGTGCCGAACGTCTGCCCGGAGACCTTGCCGCCGAAGGCATGATGTTGCAGGTAGAAGAAGCGCGCGGCCCGCTGGATATCCGTGAGGGTTTCCGGGCGGGTCATCTTCTGCCACTCGAAGACCTGCCGGCTGCTCAAGGCCCACTTGAACTGGCGGACGAACTCCTCGAGGTGGTTCTGCACGACGCGGTAGAGGGTGACCAGGTCGCCATTGATGTCGTTGAGAACCTCGACGGGTGCCGAGACGGGCCGTAGGAAGTAGAGCGCCGCGCCGCCGGCGAAGACTTCGACGTAGCACTCGTGCGGCGGAAAGAGCGGGATCAGGCGGTCTGCCAGGCGGCGCTTGCCGCCCATCCACGGGATGATGGGGTTTGTCATAAGGTGCAAGCCTTTACTGTATAAAAGAACAGGTGATAGGCTCCCGCCCGCTTCGTGCACGGAGCGGGGAGCCTTGGCTGGGCTTGCAGGGACAGTCTGCAGGTTCGGCGGCGGCCCGAGTGCTGGAACACTTGGGCCGTCGCTCTCCTTCATTACTTCGGCACGATCGCACTCACCCGCTGTCGCCGCTCCAACGTCCGCAGCGCCCCGAGGCCGAGCATTCCGAACACCAGCTCGAACAGCACCTCGTCGAGCGAGGGCAACGGCGGCACATTCGCGGCGCCGGCCACAGTCAACACCCACGGCAGCAGCGGGCGCAGCAGGAACTCATAGGCGAGACCCGCCACGCAGACATAGCCCGCCAGCGGCCGCCAGCCGGCCTGGAAGCCGGATTGGCTCGCCGCCTCCACCTCGTTGATCTTCGCCTGGGCCAGGTTGGTCTGCAGCTGGGCATCCAATTCCTTGAAGGCGCCATCCTGCTGGAGCTTGAGCAGTTCCATCTGCGCCTGGGCCTTCTGCTCCGGATCGGGAATCACCCGGTCGAGCAATCCAGAGAGGGTCGGTAACAGCGTCGTCGCAAGCGTGAGCAGACTCATACCATCACCCCGCCGGCAGCGATGAAGTGGGCCACCAGGTCCTCGGCCTTGTGCTCGCGCTGGCCATAGCCGGCGCCCGGCAGGCTGGCCCAGATCCCCGAACACTTGCCGATCCCGGTGACGATCCGTCCCGCATGGATATCGTCCAGGGCACGGCGCTCCTTGATTTGCCGGATCGCCACCAGGTCCTGCGACAGCGGGCTGAAATCCTTCAGGTTGAGCAAGGACTTGTAGACCTTCCAGAAGCGCAGCAGCAGCTGGTAGCGGCCGGCAGCCGAGGACTTCAACCCTTTACGGTTGACCACGATCATGTTGCCCGGATGGTCCGAGTAGTCCGTGAAGATGTCCGGTGCGTCGTCGACCCCGTCGTTTGGCGTCAGGTCGATGCCCTGGACAATCACGTCGTAGCCATCGTTTTTGGTGTACCGGCTGGTCGAGGTCCCCTCGCTCCATGCCAGCATGTCGAGAAAGGCGCACAGGTTTGCGCCACCAGCTTGGGCCGCCGTGATTCGAGGCATGAGTTTCCTCCGGGCAAAAAGAAGCCCGCACGCGGCGGGCTGTTGAAAGGGAAAATTGGGTGTCTACGCAGGCGGCAGCTCGAGCACCTTCAGCGGTCCATCCTTTTTCTTGCTCTTGCCGACCTTGGCCTTGCCCTGGTTGCCGGCAGAGATCTCGTAGCTGTCCACCCAGCCGCGCCCCGAATAGCTCCGGGTGACCGACTCCACCAGGTAGTCGCCGTCGGCACCGGCCTTGAAGCCGCTCAGGCGCACGGTGGTTTCGGCGGCGATATCGACCCGTCCGATCGAGGACAGCGAGCCGGAGGCGGTAGCCCGGTTGAGGCCGTCGAGGCGCGACTGGGCCGCGGCTTTGGCAGCCTCTGGCGTCGGGTAGGTGTGCCGATCGACATGCTCGCCGCCGGTCTGCGCAGCGGTGCTGTCCGGGTTGGGCAGCTCGATGACCACCTGCTGACCGGTCTTGGTGTCATGTGCCGCCGCCTTGACCTTGGCGAAGCTGGCCCGGTCCGGGAAGGTCAGGCGGTAGTCGGTGAGATCCCGGGGTGTCAGGGTGACCACGGGCAGGCTCTTACCGCTGGCGGTCTTTCCGCCGTCGCGGGGCACCACCAGCAGCTTGCCCTCCTTCACCGTCGCCGTGGCCCCGTGCTGGCGGGCCAGGCGGGTGATGAAATGCAGGTCGGATTCGCGCTGCTGATCGGCGCGCGGCACCTCAACCTCGACGCGGCAGGCCGGCTCCCAGCTGTTGCGCCCGGCCACCGCGGCGACGATGTCGGCCAGGGTGGTGGACTCGTAGGCGATGCTGCGGGTGCTACGTGCCTCCTGGCGCATGTCCGCCGGCTTGGCCCGGATCGTCAGGGTCGCTGGCGGCCCCGACAGCTCGATCTCGTCGACCGTGAAGCGCCCCATGGGCGACAGCGGCTGGCCATTCCAGCCCAGGGATACCTGCAGGTGCGCCCCCTTGGGCGGAAACTCGACATGCCCATCGCGGTCGTCGAGGCGGATTTCCAACTCGTCCGACTCCAAGCCGGCCTTGTCGGTGATCCGCAGCTCCAGCAGGCGGTCGCGGATCAGCGCGGTAACGTTATGCTCGTCGGCGATCAGTTCGAAATCGGCTTGCATGAGGCCTCCTCACGACCACAGGCGGACGGTTTCGGCCTGCGCCGCCGCCAGGTCCGGCAGCAGGATCAGCAGGCCGCTCGAATAGGGCTGCGCGATGTTCGCCAGACCGGGGTTCGCCTCATACACGGCCTCGACCGTGCCGTTGAGATGGCCGTAATGGCGATAGCAGAGCGTGTCGAGCACATCGCCATCAGCGGTTCGCAAAGTCGTCGCCATAGCGGCGGAACTCCAAGGTGAAGGTCTGTTTGCGCGGGGCGCCGTCCGGCATGAGGGCGCCCTGCTCCTCGTCGATCTGGGTCAGGTACCAGCGGCCGAGCACGTCGCCGTAGCCGGTGGTCAGCTGCAGCGGCAGCAGGGCGGCGCCGATGCGGCGCAAGGTGTCGAGCTGGCGGGCACCGGCCTTGGTCTTGGTGAAGATCGCCCCGGACACACTGATAGTCTCGCCGCCCTGGCTCACCGCTTGCAGGGCCTCCGGTCGCTGCAGGCGTTCCTGGGCGGCCACGTTGAAACTGGTGGTGCGCTTGAGCGTTTCGTAGGCCGCGGTGCCGAGCCCGAAGTAGTAGCGCTCGCCGTTGTCGGCGCTGAGCACCAGGAGGTGGGGCTGGGCGCTGGTGGCCGCGGACGGTATCGCCACCCCCGGTATCGCCAGGGAGCTGACCGGGACCGGTTGTGCACCGGATACGGACTGGCCGGCCACACCGGCGGCGCGACGTGTCAGGCCGAGCGCTGCGCCGAATTCGGTGAGGGCTGCCTGCAAGCCGGGCCCGAGTGTCGAGCCGACCGTGCTGGCCACGACCCGGGCGATTCCCGTATCCAGCGCCGTCTCGGCAACGGCCAGAGCCCGCAGGCTACGACCGACCGCCGCAGAGCCCGCCGAGTCCAGCTCACCCGCCGCCAGCCGCCCGGAGACGGAACCGAGTTTCACAGCGGCATCGTCCAGGCTGCCGATGATCGCCGCCGCGCCGACGGTCGCGCCGGCGATCTGGCCAGCCTCCGCGCTGCGTGCCGCCTTCTGCGCCTGCTCGGCCGCACGAACGCCGCCGGCCGCGGCCTGGGAAAGAATGTCGATCAGAGTGGCCATGGTTCTCCCCTTAAACGTGTGCCGCATCGAACAGCTGCGCCCGCGCCTGCTTCGCCTGGAACTCGTCGAACATCCGCCGCAGGTGCGGCATCAACTCGCCGGCCAGCTGCTGCGGGTCCTTCACGTCGCCCTGCACCGTGACGGTCAGGGTCGGCGCAAAGGTGACAGTCTGCGTGACCGGCGGCGGCGCGGGCGCCTCCTCCGGCTGGGTCGCCTCGAGCAGCTTTTCCACGAGGCCCTGGTAGTCGATCTCCGGGCCGGAGCTTTCGCTCTCCGGCGCCGAGGCCGCATCCATCGCGCTCTGCTCCTGGTTGCGGCTCCCAAGGCCACGGTCCCGGCCCCGACGACGCCGAGAGCGTCTGGACGACTCAACCGCCCGGCCCACCTCCGCCGCGGCCGGCTCCGGCTGTGCCACAGCCGAGCCCTGTGCCGGCGCCGCCTTCTCCGGCATGACCCGCCCCAGCCAGGTTCCCAGCGCATCGCTACCGAGCAGGGTTCCAAGCACCGGGCCGAGCTGCTCGGTCACCGCCTCGGGCAGGCTATCCAGCACAGTACCGAGCGGCCCCGTCACCGCCTCAGCCAAGTTATCCAGCGTGGTTCCGATCCCGTCCCGGCTCTCCGGCGCAGCCGCTGGCTGTTCTTCCGGCTTGACCAGGGTGCGCCCCAGCCAGCCGCCCAGCGCATCGCCACCGAAGGAGCCGAGCGCGCCGCCGAGCAGGCCGCCGACCACCGTGCCGATGGGTCCGGCCAGCGTGCCCGCCAAGGCCCCCAGCTTGGCGCCGGCCAGGCCGCCCGCCAGTCCACCGGCGGCGCCACCGTAACCGTCGGCTTTTTCTTCGGCCGTCGTGGCATGGGTGGCCGTGTCGTAGACCTGGTAGGCCGCCGTACCGACGGCCAGCGCGCCGCCGAGTTTGCCGCCGACACGCTCGAGCAGGCCCAGGGCGCCACCGAGGGCACGGCCGTTTCCCTGCTCGGTCACCGGCGTGGCCTGGCCGGTGTGGGTGTCCAGCACGCCGCCGCCTGAACCGGGCCAGTTGGTGACGAACACCTGCTGCACCTCTGCACCGGCCCCGAACGCCTCATCAACCGCCGCGCCGCCCTTGCCGCCGGTGAAGCGGTCGACCACCTTGCCCAGCAGCGAGCGCTCGCCGGCGGCCGCACCGCCCTTTCCGCCACCGCCCAACAGGCCGCGGGTCACATCGAGGGCGCCGCCCAGGATGCCGAGTCCGCCCTTGGCCACCTTCCAGGCCGCGAAGGCGCCGCCGGCCGCCACCAGCCCCGCAGTCAGCCCGGGGGCCTCCTGCGAGACGTAGGCGACGGCCTCGCCCAGCTTGGTGATGCCCACCGCCACCTGATCGGTGATCGGCCGGATGGCATCGCCGATCTTGGCCATGCCCTCGTTCATTGCGTTGGCCGCTTCCGTCCAGCGCTGGGCGCTGGCTTCGCGCCTGGCCGCCAGATCCTGCTCGATCTTGGCGACCCCGTCTGTGCTCTTGATCTTCTGCAGGTTCTGCTGGTGCAGCTCCTTGTTCTGGATCGCCGCCAGCGCCGCCTGCTTGGCCTGCATGTCGGCGATGTACTCGCTCAGCCCGGCCATCGCCAGGTAGCCGTCGAGCATCTTCTGCCGCTTGGCCGGGTCCTCGGTCTTGGCGATCTGCGCCTGGATCTCGGCGAGCTTCTTGGCCTTCTCCGGGTCGGTTTTCTTCATCGACTGCTCGATGACGCCCAGGAAGGCGGCGACCGGGTCGTAGCCCTTGGCGATGGCCGCCTGCATGGACCCTTCCAGGTCGATGCCCTGGTTCTTGAACTTGGTCTTGGTCTCGTCGGAGGTGATCTTGCTGAGCAGGTTGGCGAGGTTGTTCGCGGCCTCGTCAGCACTGCCGGCCGCCTTCATCTGCGTTTGCAGCATGCCGGCCAGGGCGACCGTGGCGTTCTCCCCCGACATCCCGAAGCCGGTCATCTGCGGCATCAGGCTGGCGAACCATTTGGCCATGTCCTTGGCCTCGAAGCTGCCAAGGTCGCCGGCGACGGCCACCTTTCCGAGCGCCGCCTCGATAGCCTTTGGATCGGCGATGCCGGCCTGACGCAGGGCCAGGACCATGCTGGCCACGTCGCCGGTGGCGGCGTTCTGGCCGACCGAGAAACGCGCCAGGGTGCCCGCCAGGTCGCCGGCCTCCTTCACCGCCATGCCGCCGGCTACCAGCGCGTTGACCGCCTGGGCCAGCTCGTCGCGGCCCATGCCGTTGGCGGCCGCATCCCGGCGGATCGAGTCGGACAGTGCCTGCTCGTCTCCGGTGCGGGCGATGCCGCCCTTGATTGCGATGTCGCGGATGATCGCCTGGTAGTTGGCGGCGATCATCGTCGGCGCGGCGACGCCCGCGGCTACCGCGGCGCCGGTCTGCAGGCCGGACTTGGTCTGCTCGATGCCCTCGCCGATCCGCGTCTTGCCTGTCGCCACCAGCTCGGCGCTGCGGGCCGCCTTGCCCAGGCGCTGGTACTCCTTCTCCAGGCTGCCGACCGCGACGCCGTGCTGCTTGAGCAGGGCGAGGTTGCGGGAATGGCGGTCCTCCAGCTTCTTCAGTCCGGCGCCGCCCTCCTGCACGGTCTGGCGCATCTTCCGGCCCAGCTCGACCGTCTCGCCGATCAGGCTCTGCAGGCCGCGGGTGCGCTCGGCCTTGGCCTTGAGCGCATCGAGGCCCTTGCCTGCCGAGGACAGGGAGCGGCCGAGCGATGCGTCGACCGCTCCGCCGATCTTGACGCCGAGCGATAGGTTGCCGGCCATGGGTATCTCCTGTGTCGATTCGGGCGGCCGGGCCTAGCCCAGCCACCACAGCGCCTCCGCCAGCGTCAGCCGGTCGATCTCCGACGGCTGGAAATGCAGCTCCTTCGCCAGCCGCCGGGCGATCAGCCGGACGGCTTCAGGCGGCATCCTCGTCTTCGCCGGCCAGGCGAAAATAGCCCCTCTGAATGCGGTTGTAGTTCTTCAGGGTCAGCTCCTCGAAATCGTCCGGCGAGCACTCGGCCAGGCTGGCGAACAGGTGAAACTCTTGGGCCTCCTTGTCGTTCGGATGGACTTTTTCCGCGGTGCGCAGGTCGCGGATGATCGGCTCGCGCAGGGTCACGCGGTCGACCTTGACGCCGTTGAACTCGGCGGGCTTGGCCAGCAGGATGGTTGCCGACGAGTCGGACAGGATCAGCCAGGCGGGCAGGGTTTTCTGGGTCTTTGCGGTACTGGTCATGGCAGGATCTCGATAGTGCGGGAAGGAGAGAGGCCCGGCACGGCGCCGGGCGCGGGATTACAGGCCGATGGCAGCACGCTCGGCGGCGAGCTGGTCGACGCCGTTGACGATGCACACACAGTTCAGCGGGTCGATCTCGTAGATCACCCGGCCATCGACCTCGAGCTTGTAGTAGCTGAGCGAGACGGCGTAGGTGTTCTCGTTGCGCTGGCCCATGCTCCAGGCCCCCGGGTCCACTTCCTTGAGCATGCCGCGCATCGTGGCGACCGCCGAGACGACATTGTTCTTCAGGTCCTTGAAGGCGCCACGGAAGGTGCCATTGAAGGCGGTATCGTCGGCCAGGCCGAAGAAGGCCAGCAGCTCGGGGTCGATGCCGGGCATCTTGAAGCCGGCGGTCAACAGCTCGAGGCCCATGCCGATCTCGACCGGAGCGCCCAGTCCGCCAGCGTTGAACTCGTCGGTCTTGCGGGTCAGCTTGGGCAGGTTCAGCTCGGTGACCTTGCCGCCGTAGCCGCGGCCATCGACGTGCAGGGCCATGTTTTTGAGGGTTTGCGGAATCATGTCGGCTCCTTATCAGGCGGCGATGTCGAGCACTTCGGTGATCCACTGGTCGGTCACCTCGACGCGGAACGTCGGGTTCTCGGCCGGCGGCACGTCGGTGAAGCGGATGTTCCAGTACACGCGCCCCTGGCTCAGCTGGCTCGCGGTGTTCAGCTCGGGGTCCGGGTAGACCTCGAAGTTGATGATCGCGCCCTGCGCCTTGAGGTCGCGCATGAAGGCCTCCAGGCCGGCGGTCACATCCTGGACATAGGTCTTGGTGATCGAGCGGTCGACTGCCCACTTGTGCCCGGCCAGGATCGCGTCCATGACGATGTCCAGGGTCCGCACGCGGGTGACGAAGGCCCATTTCGCATCCGTGCTCAGGGTGCGGTTGCCCCACAGTCGGAACCCGCCGTCGCGGATGATGGTGGCGATGTTCGCGTTGTTGAGCAGGTTGGCCCGGCAGGTGGCGTCGCCGTCGAGGAACTCGATGGGCCGCGAGGTGCCGGTGATGCCCTTGATCTCCTTGTTCGACGGCGAGGCCCAGAAGCCGTAGTTGGCGTCGGTCCAGGCAAAGAGGCCGGCGACATGGGCAGAGCCCGGCACGACCACGTCGGCGCTGGCGACGGTGTCCCAGACCTTGACCGCCGGGTCGACCATGTACAGCCGCTTGCTTCCGAAGTTTCCGGCGGCGGCGATGGCCGCCTCGTCGTCGGTATCCGGCCCTTCGACGATGGCGATGGCCTTGAGCTTGCCGGCCAGGGTATCCATGGCGGTGGCCACCGCTTGCTGGTCGGAGACACCGGGAGCGATCAGCAGGCGCGGCTGGGCGTTGAAGCGGCTCTTGCCGTCGAGCAGCGCCTGCAGGCCGGTGCGCTGCCCGTCGACGGTGACGCCGCCGATGATCGCGCTGGCGGTGGCAGCCGCGTCGACGCCGGCCTCCACGCCCACCGCCACCACCACGGCGCTCGCCTGGTCGTAGATGCCCTTGGCCGCCACGGCCAGGGGCGAGTCCGCACCGAATTTGGCCACGGCCTCGCGGTAGCTGGTCAGCAGCACCGGCTCATTGGGTGTGGCCAGGCCGGCGCCCGGGGTGAATACGGCTACCAGGCCGATAATGGAACTGGAGGGAATGGCGATCGGGCGCGACCCGCTGTCCACAAGGGTGATGGTGACGCCGTGAAAAAAGGACGTGGGCATGGGGGCTCCTGTGACTCAAAATGAAAAACCCGCGCGAGGCGGGTTTCGTTGGCTACCGGCAAAAATGGGGTGATCAGTCGCTTTGCAGCAGCGCGGCGACGTCCGGATTCTCGTTGAGAAAAGCGGCGAGCTTGGCCACCGGGTCCGGGGCGGCCGGTGCCTGGGGCTTGTTGACGAGCTCCCAGGCCACGCCGTTCCAGCGCGGCCAGCGGCCTTCCGGGATCTCGGCCGGCGGCGCCACGGGGGTGGTACGCGCCGGCATCAGCCAGACGCCGGGCTCGAGCGGCGACTCGTCGGCCTCGGTCTCGCCCTGGTAGAGGCCTGCGGTGCTGTATTGGTAGACGATCATGGTCTCTCTCCTCAGAAGGCGATGCAGGCCAGCAGGGCGACGTTGCGCGGGCGGGTTTCGCTGCCGCCGGTGGTGCCGATGGTCAGGCCATGGCTGTGCTCGCCCGCCTCGGCGATGCTCAGGCCGTGGAAGTGGTCGCCGTTCTCGGTGGTCGTGTGCGTCTTCTCGCCGTAGTAGTCCTCGTCGCCGAGCACCGCATTGCCCGGGTCGACCGGGGAGCGGTCCCGCTTGAAGGTCACGCTGTGGCTGTGACGCCCGTTGTTGGTCGTCTTGCCGGTGTGGGTGTGCTTGCCGGCCGTTGTCACACTGCCGCTGTGGGTGTGGCTCTGGGTGGCCCCGCCCTGGGCGCTGCCCAGCTCGCGGCCGCCATCCACCCCGCGCCCGTCGTCCCAGCCGCGGACGAACTCGCCGCGCAGGTCCGGTAAGGTGAAGGTGGTGAAGCCGTCGCCGGACCCAAAGCGCGTGCCGATCCGGGCGAACAGCGCCGCATAGACCGTGCGGCTGACCGCCGCGCCGTTGGCCTTGAGCCCGAAGGGTCCCGGCGTGGCGGCGGCGGTGTGATAGATGTCGCCCGGCTGGCGGACCCGCTGGTTGACCTCGGCCTTGCTGTAGACCTCGAGGTTGTCGCGGGAGGCCGCCTTGTCCAGGACGTCGGCGAGGTTCTGGCTGCGCTCGAGCGGCGCCCCGGCACTGCCGGCCGGCTCGTTCTGCACCAGGGTGATGCGCGTGCCGGCCGGATAGCTCTGCCCCAGGTGCAGGCGGGTTTCCAGGCTCCCATCCGGCTGCCACTCGCCGGCGCCGCTGCCCAGGTCGAGGCGCAGGCCGTCGATGTACACGGCCAGGCCATAGGTGGTGGTGAGGGCCAGGTCGACGACGGTCTGCCCGGCGGCGAGCAGCTGTTTCTCGGCAACGGTGTCGACGGTGACGCTGATCGCGTCCGGGTTCTGCCACTGGTAGTCGCCATCGGCGTTGCTGGACTTGCCCAGCAGCTGGCCGACGGTGCCGCCGGGGATGAGGGTCGCCGCGGTGATGTTGTTGATCACCCAGGTCTGGGAGGCGACGGCGATGTTCGGGTCGACCTGCAGAGTGATCACCTCGGCATTGCCAACCACGAACTCGACGCGGACGATCGTGTCCGCGAAGGCCTCGTCCAGCGCCTGCGTGGGCTTATAGGTTTCCGGCAGGTTGCCGACGAGAAACAACGCTCCCGTCTCATCGAACACGCCGACCTCGCGCAGGGTGAAGCCGCCCACGCCGACCGGGATGACCATCTCTGCCGTGAAGCGCCGCAGATCACTCGGCGATGGGTACACCCGATTGACCGCTGCCCGGTAGCGCTCGCGCACCAGTTGCGTCTGGGCTTCGTCCGGATCGGTCGGATTGCCGTTGCCGTCCCCCACGGCCATGTGCGTGAGCCTGACCGGCTCATTGGTGATCTCGGCCGCAACCAATCTAGAAAGACCGTAGGCGGTGTGAATAGTTCGTAATGTCATATCACTTACCCCCAACTCGGCTAGTCTGACATCCAGACGTTACGTGGTCTGACGCATCAGTACAGAGCGAGACTGAGAGTGATGCAGAAGCACTCTCAATATTCAATTTAAGACATTAACAATCGCATGCCCCTGAAAACTCTTCGAGGCTTTTTAAATACAGATACCCTTGAATAAAAGGGTTTGCACCATTGATATCGTACTTGCAAATAAACTTCCTGGACTTAAATGAAACCTGCTGATTAGCATCCTTGTAAAATAGAGCCGAAAAAGACATATCTTGCTTGGAAAGCATCTCGATCTCTTCAACTCTGACATAGCATCCGTTAGCCTGAAACCCGTGGGGCGATACGGTATCTATAGAAACAGCCACTTCTCACTCCTTTTCTATGTATAAGTAGATAACCGTTCCAGCATTAATTACAGTTGCTCCAGTATTTTTTATGACCAGCGCAACTCGCCCATCCTCTACCGTAGATTGATCGTGGCACATGGTTATAATTGCGCTTCCAACCGCTCCATCGGCCATCTGCACTTTCCATCCGTAATAGTTGGCGTCGGCAAAGATATGCCAGAAGTAGTATGAGGCGGTATACCCTGCCGCCAAGTCGGCCACTAGCGTGATAGCGCCGAGGAAACGCGGTCTGTATGCCATCTTTCCATTGTTGAACCCTACTTTTCCCGTCGAGAGTGTCACGAGATTGACCGGGAATTGCTTTTGGTTGCCGCTTCGCAGCAAAATTCGACTAGCCCGGATTAGGTTCGATCCTAAATGCCTTTCATCGAACGAGGTTGCGTTTACAAAATCTAGCTCTGCATGATCCCACTGACCTTTTGCTAGCTGCGTCGGTGATGAGATGGCAGCAAAACCATTCCCTCCCATCCACGATCTGACTTTTGCCGTGAATCTCGGGACCGGCTCACCCGTCTGATTGTCAAGCAGTGCTCCGCCACCATTGACAAAGTCAATTGCGAGAACATCAAATATTAGTCCATCATTGTATGCTGCAACGCCGTCAAATATCACCCCATTTATTGTATTCGTGATGAAGTTTCCGTAAACCCCGACGCCCTGGATAACGTCCAGGGCGTAGTCACTCCGGAAGATGATGGAGTTTTGGCAAGCGGAAATTGCGTCGAACCTAACCACGGTATCGAGTACCGAGGCTTTACCTGCACCGACTGATCCCGTGGTGTGGATCAGGATAGCGGTCCCACAGGTATTGAACTGCGGGACGTAAATATCCCCCAGCGCGCAACGTACTTCCAGGGCGATACCTGGGAAAAGTGGCAGACTAGGGAGCGTGTGGCGCCCAAGTGAGTTACCGGGCAGAAACAGGAGCCCGTCTTGCAGACCGCTACCAGATGCTGGGCGAATAGTGGTACGCCGGTCAGACTCAATCTGAGTTTCTGCTGCAATAGATAGCTTTGTTCCTATCCCATAATTTCCAGTCAGCCGGGTGACGTTACGCTGATCTCGGGAAACATTGAGAGCGGCTTGCAGTGCGGAATAACTGTCAGTTGCGCCGAAGTCATTCTTAGCGCCCCACCACTCCGGGTATATTTGTGCCGTTTTGCTTGTAACAGTGACCTCCCCAGAACCAGAGAATATCTGATGTAAACATGCCTTTAGATATCCCAGCGTTACTATCGCTCCAGCGGAGACGCTCAGTTCAGCGCCCTTTTGAAAGGTTATCTCAGTGGCCGACAGGTCGATACTTGACGTTATTTTGTAGGTTCCTGGCGGTATTACAACTGACTCAAAACCAACCAAAGCTTGGAACGCCGCCGTATCATCATTAACCCCATTGCCCATTGCGCGGAACGGCGCATCCTTCACGCTCACGATGCCTCGCGCGTGCGCACCAATCGTGCCTTCCGGATAGTTCACCGCATGCGAGAACCCAGACATTCCGCTCCCCTTCATTGGGTCGCTGGCATTGGCCATATCGGCCGTCGATGCCCCGATGAACGCGGTCCAGGCACCTTGCACGAACACCCTGCGCGAGCGGTCCACCGTGTTGTGATATTCGTCGCCCTCTTCCATCTCGGTACCGTCCGGCCGCGTAAGCGGATCTTCTGATAGGGGGCCATAATACCCATTACGAATTTCGGCCTTGATGCCGACCACCTCTGCAGTAGCGGCGGCAATGGCGTCGTTCACGTCGTTGCATTGCACCCGCACGCGGTAATCCCGTCCCCCATGCACCACGCGCAGGTCGTAGCGCCCGTTGGGAGCGGCGAATTGGATCAGACCGTCGTCGCCGGTGACGAAGGGGTTGGACAGGGGCTCGCTGGCGACGTTCACCACTCCTTCGGCCAGCACCTCCGTCCCCGGCAGGTAGAGATAGCAGGTCGCCCCGGGCAAGACAGCGCCCTGGCTGGTCTGCGCGAAATAGTTCTTCAGCTCCATTAATCCCCCAGGACCAGTACGGAGTCGTTGATGAGCACGGGCGACGACTGGTAGCCCGTTACGGTGAGGTCATGGCCGGTGAGCGTCGCGGCGCCGACCTGCAGCACGGTCTGGCTGCGGGCCTGCACCTGGATGCCGGTCAGGTGCGAGCGCAGGTTCTTGGTGGCGGCGATGATGCGCAGGGTCTTCAACAGGTCCGCCTGGGTGGCGGGGATCTGGTCGGTTTCGACGAACGCGCGGAAAGTGTACGGATCGCCAGCAGGCGACTGGTTGAACCATTCCTGCACCTCGACCGGAAATCCGAGCGCCGCGACGGCCTTGCGCACCGCGCCGATGGTTCCCTTGATGCGCTGCACCGGCAGGGCCTGGCGGACGGTGTCGCGCTTCTGCTGTTCGCTCCAGGCGTCGCTCCACTCGTCCACCGACCAGGCCCAGGCGAGCCAGGGCAGCAGCGCGAGGGGGCAGGTGTCCGGGTCCCACAGCTCGCGGATCGGCACCGGCAGGTCGGCGGCACTCGCCCCGACCTCGGCCACAGCCCGCTCCAGGGCGGTGCTGTTGGGGGGCAGCAGGTCAGACATCGGTCGCCCCCGCCACGGTGAGGGTGATGCCGGTGCAGTAGCTGGCCTCGCCGCTGCCGATCACCAGGTTGGCGGACGGCGCGCCCAGGTCGACCCGCTGCACGCCGGGCTGGTGCAGCGCGGCATAGAGCCCGGAGAGGGTCACATCGCGGCGCAGCGCATGCTGGGCGGCGGCATAGGCCTCGGCCGCGGCCAGGGCGGCGGCGCGCACCACGGCGGCATCCGGCCCCGGATAGAGGACCAGCTCGGCGACGATGGCATAGGTGACGATGCTGGCCGACTGCACGCCGACCTGGTCGGTCATCGGCCGCACGGTTTCCTGGTTCAGCGCAGCCGTGACGGCCGCGAGCAGTGCCTCGGAAGCGCTGCCGTCGCCGCTGCGGGCCAGGACGTAGACGGTGACCACGCCGGGTACCGGGCTGACGGCCTCGATGTCGGCGACGTCGGGATCGGCGCTCAGCCCGTGGTAGACGTAGCTCATCTGGCTGCCGGCGGTGGTGTAGCCCTCGGGGGCGAGCTGGATGCGCCGGCGGAACGCGATGTCGTCTTCGTAGACCGGCGCGCGCGGTGGCGTAGCGGTGCTGTCGCCCGGGTCGATCAGCAGGCGCTCGACATCGTCGCGGGCGCCCAGGTGATCGAGGTCGGGGCCGGCGGCATAAGCCAGCATGACGCCGCGGGCGGCGTCGTTGATGCGGGCACGCAGCCGCAACTCCCGGTAGGCGAACAGCTCCAGCATCTTCACCGCCGGATCGGATTCGAGCAGGGCCGGGAACGTCGGGTAGACCGCCGTGAACTCCTGGGCCAGATCCTGGTACAGCGTTTCATAGTCGAGCAGCTCGACCACGTCGGGCGCGGGAAGCTGGGAAAGGTCAATCATAGGGTCAGGTCCAGGGAGATCGTTTCGCCGAGGTATTCGCCGAAAAGGGTCAGGCTGATGCGGCCGTCCTCGACGGAAACGACCTTCACGCTGCGCAGGCGCAGGCGCGGCTCGCCGTACTCGCGGCCCCGTGCGTCCTTGCGCGAGGCCAGGGCACTGGCGACCTCGGCCTGCACCGCGGAGATCCAGCCGCGGGTCACCGGCAGGTCGACCATGCGCGGCAGGTCGGAGCCGTACAGCGGACGCATGCGCCGGGAGCCACGCCGGGTGGTGAGGATGTCGGCGATGCTCTGGCGCAGGTGCTCGAGACCACTCAGCGGCTGGCCCGTCTCGCGGCTCATGCCGACGATGGCCATGGCGGTCAGGCCTCGCGAGTGAAGTCGCGATGGTTGTCGAGGTACTCGATCAGGGCCGGGTCGCTGGCGGCGATCCGCGAGTGATTCACGGCGAAGGCGCGGCCGTCCGGCAGCACCAGGGTGCGGACCTTGTAGGCCTTGTCGATGAAGGTCACCGCCGGGGCAGGCGCTACCATTTCGGCAGCGGCCTCGACGAGGCTGGCCGATTCGATCTTGCTCATGGGTATCTCCAAAAAAATGCCCGCTCAGGGCGGGCGGGTTAACCGGCAAAGACGTTGGGCGAGCCCGTGGCCACCGTCGAGCCGCAGTCGACCGGATCGCCGATGCGGCCGAGCGGCTGGCCGTTGGCGAAGACCGTTGCACTGCCCTGCTCCAGCACGCCGGCATGGCAGGACGACGGATCACAGTGGATGTCCCAGGCATCGCCCTGGCGGTGGGCGGCGATGCCATTGGCGAACACGTTCGGGCTTGCACTGACAGACGGACGTGGCGGGAAGGCGCCGTGTCCCGTGCACTGGTCGCCCAGGCGGGTGACGGCGGGCATGGCGTTTTCTCAGTTCAGGTCGATGCGCGGCGCCGTGATCTTCACGCCGGCGGCGGACAGCTCGAGGCTCGAAGGGCCGCAGCGGATGACGATCTTGCCGCTGGCCGGGATGTCGAGCAGGTACTGGCTGGCTTCGTGGTCGTACTCCTCGCGGGCACCATCCGGCCAGTTCTGGGCGGTGATGTTCGCGCGGTTGTCGTTGCCCTGCTGATGCTGGGCGGTATAGAAGCCCGGCAGTACGAAGCCCGCGGCGGACTCGCCGGAGGGACACAGCAGCAACGCCTGTTCGCCCACCGACGGCGGCCGCCAGTTCCGTACCTCGCCGGCGCCGAGTGAGGCCCAGGGCATCCAGGCGGACACCCACTCGCCGACCCGCACCCGGCAGCGGGCGTTGGCATGGTCGACGGCCTCGACAGTGCCGGCCTGCATCATTGTGGATAGGCGCCGGTCGTGCTCGGCTGATTCGTAGCTCATGGCGCCTCCTCGCCCGACGGCCAGTAGTCGGGCTCATGGCCAGGCCCGGTGTCCGGATCGATGCCCAGGTAGAGCGTGGTTCCAGTGCTGTCCTCATAGGGCCATTCGAGCTGGCCGAGGTGGAACTCGTGGCGCCACTCGACGCGCCAGACGACGTAGCCGTCGAGTTCGGGCTTTAACCAGTCCGGCCCGGCCTCGACGAACTCGGCAGCGCCGATCGGCAGCCCCCAGCGCTGGTCCCGCAAGGCGACCGCCAGGGCGGCGGCCATCAGCGAGGCGCGCTGCTGCGGCTGCGCTACCACCGGGTCGACGACGATGCGTGCCTGGAAGCGCCCGATCAGTGCCGTCTCGCCGGTACCGGGATCGCTGCCGGGCTCCAGCTCGTCCAGCTCCAGCAGCACGGCCGGCAGGGCGATGCGCCGGCGGATGTCCGGCCAGACCTCGACGGCCTGCGCGGCAGGCAGCGCCGCGGCGATGCCGGTGCAGATGGCGGCGTAGAGCTGGTCGAGGCTAAGCGGTTCGGTTTCGTCCATTGCCATTTCCCAGCAGCTTGTGGATTTCGTAGTTCACCTCCTGGCGCAGCAGCTCGAGCAGCCGCGCCTCGGCCTGGGCGACCCAGCGGTCGAAGTGCCGGCGCGCGCCCTCGAGGCTGATCTTGGCCTTGGCTACCGGAAAGCGGCCAGACAGGCTGGCGTCGAGGTTGCCGCGCCCGGCGCCCATATCCGGATAGTCCTTTGCATCGAACTGCTTGCTGGCCGTGCGAATCCAGATGTCCGGGCTGTCGCCGTAGACCCGCTTGTAAAAAGCGCCGGGGTAGCGGCGCCGGCCGACGCTGACGCCCTGGGCGGTCTGCCGCGGCTTTCCGGTCAGGCTGGCCGGCAAGGGGTTTATGCCGAACCAGAGCTCGCCCCGGCTGGCGATGCCCTTCGCCTGCCGCACCCGCAGCCGCTCGCGCACGGCCCGCACGGCGATGCGCTCTTCCTGGCCAACCGCCCGGGCGATATGGGTGCGCAGCCAGCCGAGGGTCTTGTTGATGGCCCGGCGCTGGGCGGCGGCCATCGCCTTGGGCGCCAGGTCGGCAAACTCCCGAAAGCGTTGCAGATCGGCGTCGCTGACCTGCACATGGATCGTGCCCTCGCGCGCCCTCTGCTTGTGGTAACTGCCGACACTCATGCTCGCGGCCTCAGGATCAGGGCGACCAGCCCGCTGCCGTCCGGCTCGAGGTCGACCACGTCGTAGGTGCCACCGTCGGGCGGCGGCATGTCGACCACTACCACCGAGCCGCGCACCGCAGGCTGGGCATCGGCAGAGCGCAGCACCAGCCGCGGCTCGATCAGACCGGTGTTGAGCGTGCCGATCTTCGGTTGCGCAACGACCTGCTCGAACATGCCCAGCACCGGCAGGCCATCGAGGGTGGCGGCGTCGGCAAGGGTGTCGAAGACAGCGGCGTCGAGCTTGACCACTGCGTCATGAAAACTCATGGCGCCCCCGATCAGCTGGTCAGCTTGATGCAGGCGGTGGGCTTGGTGCAGATGTGCAGCGGGTTGGACTGCGCCTCGCCCATCACGCCCTTGTCGAAGGCCATGCGCTCGAGCTTGCCGTAGTACGGCACGCCGAGGGTGTTGACCGTCTCCATGTAGTTGGCCGGGGCGAAGATGGTGCGGAACAGGTCCGGTACGCCCTCGGGCACCAGGTAGGCCTCGTTGTCGGCGATGAAGGCGCTGCCGCCGATCTTGCCGCGGTAGCGGATCCAGAGGACGCCGCCGTACTCGAAGGCCTGCCGGCGATCGCCACGCAGGGCGGCGGCGGCCTCGTGGTTCAGGTAGGCCTCGCGGGCGCGGCCATCGGCGATCAGCTCGGCCCAGAACGTCTTGCCGCACCAGGCGACGGCGCCGGTGGAGGTGGCGTTGCCGAGGGCGTCCTCCTGCTTGTCCAGCGCCTCGACGATGTCGGCGTCGATGGTCGACAGCGCGGCATCGGGGTTGAAGCCAATGGCCTGGGTCTGCTGGGTCAGGCCGAAGGCGGTGAACAGGTTGTGCAGCACGGTCACGCCGTCGGCGTCGACGATCTGGCCCTTGAGGGCACCGACACGCTGGTACTCGTGGGTGGCGGCGAGTTGGTTGATCACCGGGGTGAAGCGGGCGTTGACCACGTCCTGCACGGCCTGCAGCTCGGTGCGCGAGCCGAAGGCGCGGATGCCCTGGATCTCGTCGGCAAGGATAGTGAACTGCTGCGGCAGGTGCACGCAGTTGAAGGGGACCAGCTGGCGTTTGCTGCCATTGACCACCAGGGCCGGCGCACCACGGGGAGCAGCAGGTACCAGTTCGAGGGTGCTGCCGTTCTTCTCGATCTGCTGGGTGACGGTGGTGCTGCCCTCTTCGACGAACAGGCCGTGGTTGCTGATCTGTCCGGGGACGTGGGGATCGTCGTTGAGGCCGGCGATGAGGTTCTGCACGCCGAACGCTTCGTCTTCGAAGACGCTGATTTCTGCCATGGGATGGGCTCCGGAAATGACGAACCCCGCCGTGGCGGGGTTGTGGGTGTCGGGTGGGGGGTGGGAGTCAGCGGACGACGATGCCGAGGGCCAGCAGGTCGGCCTCGCCGGCGGTGTCCAGTCCGCTGAGCAGGGCGCGCTTGACCTCGGCGTCGCGGACGATGCCGACGCTGCGCTGGGGCGAGGCAGAGATGCCGACCGGGGCGTAGAGCACAGCGGTGACGGCGTTGGTACCGTCGAGGGCGTCCGGGTCGTAGGGGCCGTAGTGGCCGCTGGCAGTGACGGTGCCGAGCAGTTGCCCGGCGGGCAGCACGGCGGCGGTGGCGGCCAGGGTGAGGTCTTCCCGCGAGCGGGTGCCGTTGGCCTCCGAGAGGAGGACTTCACCGGCATGGACGCTTTCGGTCTTGATGGTCATTTATGCGCTCCTTTCGAGGCTCGTTGGTTGCGGCGGGCGTAGATCGCGCCGGGGTCGACGGCTTTCACGCCGGTGGGGGTCGGGTCGGGGGCCGGTGGGGTGTTGTCGATCTCACCGAAGCCGTTGCCGACCAGCTTGTCGAACAGCTTGGCGCGGGCGCCTTCGGCATCGAGGCCGGCCGTGATCAGGCTGCGGGCTTCGTCGGGAAGGCGGGCGGCGTTGCACAGCTCGCGGACGGTCTTGGCCCGGGCCAGCTCGGCCTGAATGGCGGCCCGGCTCTTGAGGCCGCTGGCCTTGATCAGCACCTCGGTCAGGTCGGCGATGCCGGCCTGCTGGCAGCCGGCGGCCAGTTCTGCGGCAAGGGCTGCGGCGTCGGGTTCGGGCTGGGGTGCTGGATCGGGCTCGGGGGCCGGGTCGGGTTCCGGTACCGGAGGTTCGTCCTGCTGGGCCAGCAGTTCCTTGGGCGGGTGCTGGTAGCGGTTGAGGATGCGGCTCTGGCCGATGCAGGCCTTGACGCTGCCACCAGCGCTGACCTCGTCCACGAAGCCCAGCGCCTTGGCCTCGGCGGCGGTGAGCCAGGTTTCGGCGTTGATCAGCCGACGCAGCTCGGCGTCGTCGATGGTCAGCGGGCGGTGCTGGTAGCTGGCGACGATGCCCTCGAGGGCCTGGTCGAGCATGTCGGCCAGCTTGCGCAGTTCTTCGCTGTCGCCGGCGGCCCAGGTCCAGGGGTTGTGGATCATGAACAGGGCGTTGTCGGCCATGGTGACGCGGTGGGCGCCGGTGGCGGCGACGGTGCCGGAGCTGTAGCAGGCGCCCTCGATGCTGGCGGTGGCGCGCTCGCCCAGGCGCTGCAGGGTGTTGTGGATGGCGATGCCGTCGAACAGGTCTCCGCCGATGGTGTTGAAGCGGGCGACCACGGGGGAGTTGCCATCGTCGGCTTCCTTCAGCGCCTGGATGAACTGGGCGGCGGTGATGCCCCAGCCGCCGATCTCGCCGTAGATGTAGACCTCGATGCTGCGCTGCTCGCCCTCGCCGGCCGCCTGAATGCGGTACCAGTGCTGGTCCTGCGGGCCGGCGGCGCCGGGGCCCTGGTTGAGGATGCGCGGCTGTTGCCGTGGGTGGTTCATGGGGAGGACTCCTCCTGGGGGTCAGGTTCCGGCGCGGTGGCGGTGCTGGCGTAGTGGAGCCCGAGCCGTTCAGCGCGGGCGTTGTCTTCGGCGTTCTCCTGGTCGATCTGCTCGGCGTCGTAGCCGCTGCGCAGGACGACTTCGCTGCGGCTGGTGAAGCCGGCGGCGACCTCCATCTGGCGGGACTGGACGTCCTGCACCGGGTGGATGTAGGCCCAGCCTTGCGGTACCCAGCGGGTGCGCAGGTATTCGCGGCGGCGGGTGCCGTAGTCGGGCAGGTACAGCGCGCCGGCCAGGTAGGCCATGTCGAGCCAGGCGGCGCGCACCGGGCGGCAGAGCTGGTGGACGTAGAGGCCGAACTGGAGCTGCTCGATGCGCCGGCGGAATTCGTTGAGGATCACGCGCATGACGCGGTCGTTGACGTCGCGCATGTCGCCGGTGAGCAGTTCGTAGGGCAGGCCCACGCCGGCGGCGGCGGCCTGCAGCTGTTGCCGCATGAAATCGACGTAGGTGTTGCCGGCGTCCGGCGGGTCGCTGAATTCGACTTCCTCGCCGGGCAGCAGCTCCTGCATGGAGCCGGGCTCGAGGCCGACCATGGGGGTGAAGCCGTCGCTGTCGTGCTGCGGGGAGCCGCCGGTGATCGGGTCGACCTGCTGGAAGGCGCTGTCCGCCGCGGGCTTGCTGATGAAGCCGGCGAACAGGTTGGCCACCTCCTGGCGGAACAGGACGGCGTCGTCGTAGTTGTCCAGCGACTTGAGCCGCAGCAGGATCGGGGCCAGGCGCGGCACGCCGCGCAGCTGGCCGGCCTCGGTCGGCTCGAAGATGTGCAGGACCTCGCTGGCCGGGACGCGCACCAGTTGGTGGTACTGGCCAGCCTCGAAGGCATCGCCGGGGTGCTGACGGTGCATCCAGTAGGCGACGCGCCGACCGAGGCGGTCGAACTCGATGCCGGCCTTGATGCGGTTGCCGGTGCGGGTTGTCTCGGTCTTGTCCAGGGGGACGAGCTCGGGGGCCAGCACCTGCAGCTGCAGGGGGACGGCGAGGCCGTCCTCCGGGCGGCGCGGGCGCAGGCGGACGAAGCATTCGCCGCTCTCCTCCACCATCCGGGCGACCAGGGCCTGCAGGCCGTAGAAGTCGAGCAGGCCGTCGGCGTCGGCTTCGGCGACCCAGTCTTCCCACAGTTCGTGCAGGGCGCTGCGCAGGGCTTCGTCCTTGGTGCGGGCGCGCGGGGTGATGCCGGTGCCGATCAGGTTGCTGACGCGCCGGTCGATCGCGCTGTAGGCGTAGGGGTCGTTGCGCACGGCGGCGCGGGCACGCTTGCGCAGGATGCGCAGCGCAGGCACCGCCAGGCTGTTGAGCGCAGCGTCTGGGGCATCCCAGCCGGCGGCGCGACGGCCGGTGCCGGCGCCGTCGTAGCTGGCTTTGATGCGCCTGGGGGTCAGTTTGATTCGGCGCATCAGATGCCCTTGCCTCTGCTGTAGAGTCGGGAAATTCGGGAGCGAGGCGCTACTGCGCGGGCCTCGGCGGCGGCCTCTTCGGCGTACCGGGCCTCGAGGGCGCGCAGGCTGTCGAGCTCGCCGCGCTTGAGGCTGCGGTCGCCGCGGCGCACTTCCTGGCCGTTGTCGAGGATGTCCTGGATCGCGGCCCGCACTTCGGCCAGGCGTTGGGCAGCTGTAGTCATGGGTGGCCTCGGGTTATCGGCGTGCGTTGAGGTAGCCGCTGATGGAGCGGCGGCGAGCCGGCGCCGCCGCTGTTGTAGCGGGCGCCGGGCTGGCGGGTTGCGGTGCTGCAGGCGTGGCCGCCGGGGCAGTGTCCGTGGCGGACTCGGTGAACAGGCTGCCCTGGCCAACGCTCTGGCGGAGCTTCGCCCATTCGGGCTCGCGGTAGCGGTTGAGGCCCAGCAGGTGGGCCATGGCCAGGTTGTAAACCAGCAGGTCGAGCGCTTCGTTGCGGTCGGCCTTGCCCTTGACCCACTCGATGCGCTTGTGGCCCTTCACGTAGCGGGCGATCTTGCGCTCGGCGACAGCCTGGTCGTAGAAGTCGTCCGGCAGATCCTTGGAGAAGTGGATCGCGCCGGGTCCTTCGCCCAGGCCATAGCGGTTGTAGATCCAGTCCTTGGCGGTGTCAGTGCCGATCATCCAGAGTTCGGCGCCTTCCTTGTGGGTGGAGCCCTTCCAGGTGACGTCGACCTTCGACGGGCGCTGGGCGAGCACCGGACGCCCTGCCCGGCTCGCGCCCTTGACGGCGAGGATGTTCCGCCAGCGGCGCAGGCGGGTGAACTGGTAGACCTCGTCGGTGTGGTGACCGCCAGAGTCGATGCCGGTCGCGCAGATGGCCAGCTCGACGCCGGAGACGTGGCGGTAGCGGGCCTTGAGTTTCTCGTCGAGCAGCGCCCAGGTACGCTCGTCGGACGGGTCGCCCATGATGACCTCGTGGTCGACGACCCAGCGCTCGAGGCCTTCGCCCCAGCCGATCACCAGCAGTTCCAGGCGGTTGTGCTGGGTGTCGACGGCCGCGGTGAGGATCAGCGCGCCCCGGGGAACGCTGCCGAGGCGGTAGTCCTCGGCGCGGGCCTTGAGTTCGCTGGCCTTGGTCATCTCCTGGGCGGCGTCCCACAGCCGGGCCAGGCGGGTGTTGTAGAACACCTGCATGGGTTCGAGGTCGCCCTTGTCCTGGGCGCGCTTGGCCTTGTCGTACTGCTTGGCCAGGCCGAGCCAGCTGACCCAGCCCAGCGGGGCGTAGAGGGCGTTGAGGGTGAAGCCGACCGTCTCGCCGTCGCCTTCGGCATGGGCACGCCATTCGCCCCGGGCGAGCATTTCTCCCTTGTGGTGCTCGTCGATCAGGCAGCCACAGGTGCTGCAGAGGTACTGCACCTGGCTGTAGTCGTCGCTGTACTTGAGGTTCTCCCACTCCAGCGTCTGCATCTCGCCGCAGTGCGGGCAGGGTACGTAGTAGTGCCGCTGGTCGCTCTGGGCGAACAGGTCGGCGATCCGCGAGGCGCCCTTGATGGTGGGCGAGCTGGAGAAGTAGATCTTGGCGTTGCGCCCGAAGGTGCTGGCCCGGGTCTCGGCCAGTTCGATCGGGTCGCCTTCGTTGTCGACATCGACGTCCCAGCGGTCGACCTCGTCGCCGTAGATGTAGCGCGCCGCCAGCTCGGCCAGGTTGGACGCGGAGCCGGCGGTGGTGGCGTACAGGGTGCCGCCCTCGAACTCCTTGGTGTCCATGGTGTTGCGCGCGTCGCGCGAGCGCGGCGAGGCGACCCGTTCGCGAAGCACCGGGGTGGCGTCGATGGTCTTGCCGACTCGGCCGCTGACCCGCTTGGCCAGGGCCAGGCTGGGCAGCAGCATGAGGATGTTGGCCGGGGCCATGTGGATGCAGCCGCCGATCCAGTTGAGGGCGATCTGCGTCTTCATCAGCTGCGAGGCGACCATGGTCACCACGCGCTTGGCCGGGTGGCTGGGCGACAGGCAGCGCATGGGCTCGCGGGCGTAGGGGGTGCGCTCCGTCCGGTACGGGCTGGGCTCGGCGGCGCCGGTCTCGCGGGGGATGCGCATGTATTCGTCGGCCCACTCGTCGACCCAGAGTTCCGGGTCGGGCTGCAGGCCGCGCAGGTAGGCCGAGCGGTACTGCTCGGCACCGTCGGCATACCGTTGGTTCATGGCGTCAGCTCGGCGGCTTGATGGCGTGTTCGAGGTCGGCGGCGCTCAGGCGGTTGGCGTCTTCGAGGACGCGGCGCAGGCCGGCGGTCAGCCGACGCTCGAGCTCCCAGGGATCGCTGATGGCGGCCAGCTCGGCGCCGATCTGCTTTGGCAGGCCGAGCAGCAGGTCGCGCAGCAGGCGGCCGGTGGCGAAGGCGGCATTCTCGACGGCCTCGCGCTCGACCAGCTCGCCGTCGCTCTTGCGGGCCTCGTTCTCGGCGAGACGCGCCAGGTAGTGCTCGCGGCGGGCCCGGGCCTTCTGGAAGTCGATGCCTTCGTTTTCGTCGACACTGGGCGGCGGATCCAGCGGTGGGGCGGCGGGTGCCAGGTGGGCGGTCACGCCACGCTCGACGCGCTCGCGCTGGTGGCGTTCGGCGACGCCGGCCTTGCTGGGGTCGGCGGTGCGCTGGAGCAGGGCTTCGGTGGCGGCGACGTCGACCTTGCCGGCGGCCGTCATGATCAACCGACCCTGCTTGGCCAGCTTCGAAACATAAGGCTTCGACCAGCCCTTATGCGCCGCGAATTCGGACTTGCTGAGTTCGATCATGAAGACACCTGTTAACCGTTTAACGGCAATCGTTAACCTGTTAACCCCCGTTAACTAACCTCCAGGCCCAGCCGCTAACACAGAATCGCGGCTCATATGACCCGTACCCAGGCAGATTCCACAGGGTCCCCCGCTTCATCCGGCCACCGACCACGCTAGCCATCGACAAGCCCCGCCCGCTTCGCCAGCCACCGCGCATACAGCGCCCCGGCGATATCCGCACCCAGCAGACCGACCACAATGCCGATGCCGCCGGAGATCCACACATCGCCGATCAGCGAGTGCGCGATGAACAGCGACGCCATGCCGAACAGCGCAGACGACCCGAACCGCAGCAGCACCCGCTTGACGATCTCGCCGACCGCCACACCGGCGGCATCCGCCTGGCGCATCTCGCCGACCAGGCCGGCAACCGCAATCAGGAGCAGCATCCAGGTGGGCAAATCAGCCAGTGATGGCTGCACTCCTTGCTCGACCGCCATGCCGGTCCTCCTTGATGAATAGGTGGCCCGCTACGCGATCCCGCCTGGGAGCAAAGGAGCGAGGGGCCGGAAACGAAAAAGCCCGGCGCTCGGCCAGGCTCTTCTGAAAAAGAAAACCCCGCCGAAGCGGGGTCCAGGGTGACCGCCAGGGAAAACGGTCAGGCGCACAGCAGGTGCTCGGGGGTCGCTGCAATCACAGCAACGACAAACATATCGACTTTGTACCCCCCGACCTGCAGTGGCGTAAACGGTCGATTAACGCCAATCCGACTCCCTGCCTGCTCGCTGTCGACTCACTGTCGACTCGCTGCACATCACCCCGACGAACGGTCACGCCGCCACACCGCCCTTGAGCGCCTGCCCGATCCGCACAGCCAGCTCCCGGTGCAGAGCATCGACCTGTGCCCGATAGGCTCGCTCGCTGATCTTCAGCTCGGCCAGCTGCGCTGCCACCGAGGGCGCCTCGCCGACATGCACATAGCGCACCTTCGCCAGCGTGTAGAGCCGCGCGCCGTACCCGCCCAGGCCGCCGGCATCCCGCGAGCTGCCCAGCGACCGCAGTGCCTCGTCCACCAACTGGTAAACCCTGCTGTGCTGCGCATACGCCACCAGCGGGCCGAGCCCTGCGCTGCCGCCTGTAGCCCTACCGCCACCCATCCACTGCTCAGCATCCCCCAAGGGCGAGCGCACAGGAGCCTCCCACGCCGGAGCAGCACGCTCCTGCCCCCACTGGCGGAGCAGCACATCCATTGCCTTGATCATTTCCACCAGCCCCCGAAAGCAACCCAACACAGAAACGCAATACCCGACACAAACCCAACACAGATAAAACCCTTTAAAAACAAGGAATTGATATGTTTTGTGTTGAGTGTGTTGGGTTTGTTGGGTTTTTCTGCTCGCATGAGAATTCTAAAAGCGCTCGCCTCGCTGCCTGAACAAATAAATTCGCACGCGCACGCGCGATGAAAAACCCGACACACCCAGAACACAGCCACACAACCCGCGCCATTACTGGTTATCGCCTGTGTTGACCCGGAAAAACCAACCCAACACAACCCAACACAACCCAACACACATGCGGGCGCAGTCATGCAGCAGCCCCCTTGACGTGATCCCAGGCATCCACACTCCAGCCCGCCCGCCGCGCAGCCGCACGCCACTCGACCACAGCTTCGCCAAGCGCGGCAGCACTCACAGCCTTTGGCATGGAAGCAGCAGGATCATCAGGAAAGAAGAACGCCCCGAACCGCCGCGAATGGCCATCGGTCCACGGAATCGCCCTGGTCTTCTCGATCTCGGAACCGATGAACAGACTGAACTTCGTCTGGCTCATCGCATTCTCCCTGTTGCGCTGGCACCACTCCCCGAACAGCGCATACAGATCGCTGGACAGACAGCAGCCCCACACACCCGAGCCAAGCTCGCCATGGCGCCACTGGTGCAGAAACGTCTGCCATCCGGCCCTGCTCAATGCCACCAGCCGTTCGCGTGCATCCGTCCTGGGTGGCCGCGTGCGCTGATTGAAATCGCCCAGGTCAACGGACAGCAGCCAGGCATAGAACGCCTCCAGCCCACCGTTTGCCAGCTCGTGCTCGATGGCCTGCTGCCGCTTGACCGAGAGCGTCTGCTGCGGCCACACCACCAGCAGCCGCCGATCGTTCTCGCTGATCGGCCAGGGCATGACCTCGTTCGACAGGAACACCGAGTTCATGTGGTTGGACTCCTCCCAGCCGTTGATGAACTTCGACTCCATCCGCACCGTCTTGCCTGTGATCAGATGCTTGATCTTGCCCACCTGGTTATACCGCTGGTCCCGGCTGACCACCTCCTCGAACACGGCCCACAGCTTGCGTGACTGCCATGCGTTGAAGTTGCTCTCCAGCTGGGTCTGCCCAACCGTCGCGGCATACTGCCCGTAGACGCCGCCCATCACATCCGAGAACAGCCACGACTTGCCCGAGCCCTCCATCGTCGAGTGCATCAGCACTGCCGTATCCATCTTCGCGCCCAAGTGCTGCAGCGGAAACGCCAGCCAGCAGGACAGCCACTGCATCGCATCCGGATCCTCATTGCACAGGAAGCCGATCAACCAGCACAGATTCTCGCAAGCCGCATTATTGCGCACCGGCTCCAGCGGCAACCCCTCGAAGGTATTGATATAGACGGCAGGATCCTTGGTCATGGTCGGATCGAACACGATGTGATCCACATCGACCACACGCCGCTCCGGGCTGTTCAGCCACAGCCCATAGGCATCGCCCAGGGCCATCTTGACCGCCCCCTCGGCGATGCGACGCTTCTTCTCGCGGTCCCACACATCCTTGGTCCCGTCGATATAGACATACCGCTCGGTCGGCGGCATGCCCAGCGCGCCGCCCTTCTTGCCGGTCATGCGCCGCGCCTGCTCGTGCTCGCGCACCAGATCCGCCGAGATCAACCGCTTTCCGGTGTCCTCAAGCCACTGCTTCGCCAACGCCTTTCCGACTCGAGCCTCGAAGGCCGCCTTCTTCATCACCAGCGCCTTGTCCTGGTCCCATACCTGCGTGGAACCCTCGACCAGCGCATAGCGCCGCAACACCTGGACGAGCGTCAGCTCCTCCCCCGCCCCCCCGTTGCCGGAGGAGCCGGCCGCCGCAGCGGGCTCAGCACCAGATGGGGCGCGGGGAAGATCCTCCGCATCGTTCGCCGCCGGCAGCGGAGCACGCGCTGCCTCCAGCAACTGCTCGCGCACTGCATCCAGCCCTTTTGCTACATGCAGATCGTTCCAGTCCATCATCGGCATCAGGCGGCCTCCCCAGCTCGAGGAAACACCGCCACCCCGCCGACGGCAGCAGCCGCAGCCACAGCCTTCGTCCGGCCCGGGTTGTCCTTCACATCCGGATCATCGTCCCCGGCGAACACCAGCCGCGCCGCCGGATACAGCTCCCGCAGCGCCTGGCCGACCGCCAGCAGGTTGCCAGCGTCGAACGCCACCGCCACCGGCCAGCCCGTGGCCTCGTGCACACTGGCTGCCGTCGCATACCCCTCGGCCACCGCCAGCACCTCGGCACCGGCCACATCGCCCAGCAGATGAAAGCAGCCCGACTTGCGCCCGTACTTCGGAAACAGCTTGGTGCCCTGCCCGTTGATCACCTGCAACGCCCAGATCCTCCCGCCGGCATCGCGCAGCGGGATCGCCACGCAGCCCTTGCGGAACACCAGCATCGACAGATGCGCCGGCCGCGGCTTCGGCACCATGCCCAGCCAGCGCTGTGCATCCTCCCCGATCCAGATCTGGCAGCGCTCTGCCTGATCGTCGATCTCCAGCACCACCAGCCTGGAGAAGTAGCCAACCCCGTGGCCGCCCACCTGCTTGCGCTGCAGATACTCGCTCTGCCCTTCGGCCAGGCACTGCTCCGCCCAGATCCGTTCGCACGCAACGGCGACTGCCTCACGCATGGTCGATGACCGGGCCTCGTCAGCCTCGACTTCGGCCTGACGCTCCTTGCGCCGGGCTTCCTGCTGCTCGGCGAACCTCCGCTTGTCCTCCCGGCTCAGCTCCTTCTTCTCAGGACGCCATCCGGCATCCATCGCCAGCTTGATCACCGTCCCCATGCCTGTGCCCGACTTGCGGAAGCTACGCCACACCGTCCTCGCATCGCGCGGACTGTACCCGGTGCCCGACTGGCTCCAGTCATCCCAGGCATCGAACGCCGACTCGCCGAACTCAGCCTTGAGCCCCATCCCCACCTGCAGCCAAACGTCCCGGCTATCGGCCGGAATGAACGCCAGCAGCAGATGGAGATCGGCCAACTGCAGGTCGATCTTCTCGTTCATCGGCCCTCCTCTAGATCCCGTTCCATCGCCGCGCGCGCGCCGGCCATGATGCCCAGCACAGCCTCGATCACCTCGGCGCCGTGGCGCTCCAGATCAAGTACTTCGCGCTCGTCCCAGCGGCCATCGGCTACACCCTGGTGCAGGCTGCCAACAAAGGAGGCCTCATGGTGGAGCAGATCGGCCAGCGCTCGCAGCGCCGCCGGCGTGGCCGGTACAGGCGTCGGTCGATAGAACACCCCGCCCTGGATCCGCGCGACGGTGCGCAGCGTCTCCCGGGCGTCGACCAGCTCCAGCCAGCGCTCGAAATCTCGCAGGCTCAGCTGATTGTCCGGGTACGAAATGGAAAGGCGTTTCTGGTAGGCGTTGTACGGCCATCCGAGGGTGGCACAGACGGCCACCGGGCCGCCCCGCTCGCGGCGGGTGTCGTGGTCCACGGCCTGCTCTAGGGTCAGAGCTGGGCCGAGGTCACGAGTGGGGTCTACTCGAGACATTGGCGTTAATTCCCTGGTAACGCCGTGGCAGATGATCACTGGGTGACCTATCATCCGCTGCGACGTATTGCTGTGCGTCAGCCAGAAAGAGTCATCACTGATGATTCCACTGGCACCGCCGGGCGCCACCGTGGTGGGTTGCGCCCGGCATGGTCGGATTGGAAGCCGTGGTGGGTGACCGATCCGACCGCCTGCTGGCGAGGCGTAAGCCTCGCTGGTTGCACCATGGCGAAACGGTGGATGTACGTGCTGTGCTCCCCGTCCGACTCGTCATGTCGCCCGACGCCACCTTGATGGGTTGCGTTGGGCATGGTTGGCGCGGAGACCGTGGTGGGTTACCGCGCCGACCAATCCCTACTCGCTAGGCTGCTTCCCTGGCAGGAAGCGACCTCCGTATAAAGCCCCAGTCAATATCCGGCCGCAGCTCTTCGCAGGTCACAACCCCTTGCGTTTCACGCTCGAGGCAGACTGCCAACCCAGCGGCAGCGCGGCGATTCCCATAGGCAACATGCTTGATCTGGCCGACCGACGTATTGCAACGCACTGCCAGCGCCTCAAGCTCCAGCTTCTCCAATGACTTGATGTATTCGTGCAAGCTCATATGCACCTCCTTTCATCAACTCCAATAGATTAGCAATCGCTATCACGACAGGCAATAGCAAACAGTAATTTACTGTTTGCTAACAGAAGGACAAGCTTTTGCTTATGGACATCCACAAGCAGCGTGCGGCCGCGCTCAAGGCCATCATAGGCAACCAGACCCTCAAGGACTTTGCGGAAAAGCATGACCTTGATGCTTCCTACCTGTCCCAGGTTCTCAACGGACACAGGAATCTGGGCGAGCGCGCGGCCGCCAATATGGAAGCCAAGATAGGGCTTCCAGCACGCAGTCTCACGGCGCCACACGCCCCCACAGAAGTTGTTGGGTTGACAAGCGAAAAGTTGAGTCCCTGCACCACCCAGCAGGAACGCAGCATTCCGCACGCTGACGATTACGCCCTGATCCCCCAGTACACGGCAAAGGGGTCATCCGGCAATGGCTACCTGAATGACCACGTCGAAGTGAACGGCCGCCTGGCGTTCAAACGCGCCTGGCTTGCGCGCGAAAAACTCAAGGAAGAAAACCTCAAGGTCATCTACAACCACGGCGACAGCAACTGGCCTACCCTGGACGACGGCGCGGTCTTGCTGGTCGACGAAAGCCAGATGGAGCCGCGCAGCGGCAGGATGTTTGCCCTGCTGGACTGCGATGGCGAGGTCATCATCAAGCGCCTGATCCGCGAGGTTACTGGAAGCTGGCTGATCCGCTCGGACAACCCGGACAAAATCCGCTATCCCGATACCCCGGTCTCCGATGAAGGCATCCGCCTGCTGAAAATCGTAGGCCGGATAGTGTGGCGCGGCGGCTCGATATAACCCACCGACACCCTGAGCACTCAGGCCCAACAATAGGCCAAGTGATCGCCGCCTCGCCATTTTAGCGTTTGCTATTGCGAAGCCGGATAGCTCTTGCTAATTTATCGCTCCATACCCACCACGGTATGGAGCACTCACCATGCACAGCACGTCCCGCACCACCCGCTGCCCGGTCTATCTGCACCCGGCAGCAGCTTCCAACCCTGCAACCGTCGCCCGCATCCAGAGCCGCACCGGCCTGCTGGTCATCGCCGGCACCGGCCACAAGGCCCCCACCCTGCAGCAACGCGCCATCCACGAAGGCTTCGACCCCTTCGGCGGCGACGCCGCGTAGGGAGTCCGCCATGCACCGCACCCTCGACGCCACCGCCGCCCTGCTCGGCATCGGCCCGCGCAAGCTGCGCGGGCGCCTGCGCTACCTCGGCGTGCTCAACCACGCCGGCGAGCTGGAATGCGCCCACCGCGACACGGGCCGTTTCTTCGTCGACTGCCGCAGCCGCTGGAACCCCAGCATCAACGGCTGGAGCCACTACGGCGTGGTGATGACCACCGAAGCCGGCGTGGCCTGGATCGCCGGCCAGCTCGGCATCGAGGTCCGGCGCATGCCGCCGGCCAGTGTGACCGCCTGACAACGCACAGCAGGGAGTGAAATCGGTGAACACCACCAGCACGGCACGCACGCAAGAGGGGCGCGGGGAGAGCACGGTTCAACTGCTCCGCCAGCGCTACCGCTGCAACTACATCACCGTCGAGCAGCTGCTGCAGGACCACCTGCCGCACATCAGCAACAAGCGGCACCTGCTCGCCGAAATCCGCGCCGGTCGCATCGCCATTCCGCTGGGCCGCCTGCACGACAGCATCCGCGCGCCCCGGATCATCTACCTCCATCACCTGGCCGACTTCCTCGACCAGGCCGAGAAAACCGCCGCCACCGCGGCCTGACCACCACAGGAGCACAGCCCATAAGACCCATGCGTTCCCCGCGTCCGCAGGGATGAACCGTTCAAGATGAAACGCACCGGCGAAAGCAACCAGTGCTCCCCGCACCGGCGGGGATGAACCTTAACCACCACAGGAGCACAGCACCATGAAACCGACCGATACCAGCGAGTTCTTCAACAACCTCAATGCCGGCGTCTTCGCCCAGCAACTTGGCCGTGCTCTATCCGACGTCGCCGCCGGCGTGGTCGACCACGGCAAAAAGGGCAAGGTCGTCATCACCCTGGAACTGAGCCAGATCGGCGAGAGCAACCAGGTGAAGATCGGCCACAAGCTCGACTACACCGTGCCCACCAAGCGCGGCAGCAAGCGCGAGGACACCGCCCTCGACACGCCCATGTACGTCACGCCCGACGGCATCGTGCTGTTCCAGACCAACCCAACCGACCAGCTTTTCAACCGCGACCAGACCCCGGTCCTGCCGCGCTAACACCCACCACCACACGCACAGCAAACCCACCACAAGGAACACAGCATGTCCCTTAGCAAAGAAGCCCTGCAGCTCATCATCGACAACGCCCTCCTCGCCGCAGGCCACCTGCCGGACACCGACAGCCCCGTCGGCTACCTGCCCGAAGGTGCAACCGTCGTCGACATGGAGCGCTACCAGGCCGCCCGCTCACGCTTCCGCGGCGCCCTGAGCACCACCAGCCTGGCCGACTTCTCCGGCTACGTGATCGACCGCCGCGGCATCGACCCGGCCAAGGGCTTCGTCGACCAGGACGCCATGCGCTGCGTCGTCTTCTTCAACCTGGGCGACGAGGTCAGCCCCGGCCACGCCGACGACACCGCCACCCTGACCCTCAAGCCCACCGCCGCCTATCGCGCCCTGCAGGCGATCGCCGGCGAGCCGCTCAGCCAGAAGGCCCTCGCCGAGTGGATGGAGGACTGGCACGCCAACCTCCTGGCCGAGAGCGAATCCGGCGAGACGATGAGCACCGTCCAGGCCATCGCCGCGGTGCGCAACATCACCATCAAGGCCGCCAGCGAGCGCACCCACGTCGAGGCGAACTTCGCCGCTCAGCGCAGCGCCATGGACGCCATCGAAGCCAAGAGCCAGGAAACCCTGCCGGGCGCCCTGCACTTCACCTGCATCCCCTATGAAGGCCTCGGCCAGCGCGTCATCACCCTGCGCCTGTCGATCCTCACCGGCGGCGACAAGCCCGCGCTCAAGCCCCGCTGGGTCGGCGAGGAGCAGACCCGCGAAGAAATCGCCCACGAGTTCAAGGCCGTCCTGGCCACTGAGATAGGCGACGCCGCCAGCCTGACCCTCGGCATCTTCAACCCCGGCAAGTAACCACAGGAACACCCGCCGCCGGCCCACCACACCCGCCGGCTGCGGGCACAGGAGCACAGCACATGGAACTCACCGCAAACCATATCGCCATCATCCTCGGCGTCACCCTCAGCGTCGGAATCACCACCGCCGCCTGCTACCTGACTGGCCACAACGCCGGCGCCCGCACCGGCCACAAGCGCGGCCACGCCGACGGCTACGACAGCGCCCTCGACGACCTGATGCCCGAACTCAACGAAACGGCCATGCGCCTGAACAGCGCCGAACGCACCCTCGCCGCAACCCAGACCGAACTGCGCCAGGTGAAGGACGAACGAGCCTGCGACCGCCGCAACGCCGCCGAAGCCATCGAGGAACTGACCCTGCGCCTTGACGAGGCAAAAGGCCTGAACGGCGCGCACGCCACCGTGCTGCGCCAGGCCGCCAACAACCTCGAAATGGCCGCCACTACCTGGGAATCCATGACCGCCACCACCAAGGCCCGCCACGCACGCACCAATGCCCAGCAGCTGCGCGACCTGGCCGCCACCTTGGCGCCCGAACAGCAGGAGGCCGCGGCATGAAAGACGCCACCCACTTCGTCATCGACCTGGAAACCATGAGTCAAGGCCCGCTCGCCCCTATCGTCGCCATCGGCGCCGTGTGCGTTGCCAAGGGCGCTGTCATCGACGAGCTCTACATCCGCGTTTCGCTCCTGGACTGGGCCGACTACGGCCGCCAGCCGGACGCCTCCACCATCCAGTGGTGGCTGCAGCAGAGCGACGAGGCTCGCCGCGAGATAGACGGCACTCAGACCTCCCGCACCCTGCCCATTGCCCTGATCGCCCTCTCCGACTGGATGACCGCCCACGCAACGCCGGAGGAAGCCATCGTCTTTGGCAACGGCAGCAGCTTCGACAACGTCATCCTGCGCAGCAGCTACGAGGCATGCGGCATCCCCTTGCCCTGGCAATTCCGCCACGACCGCGACCTGCGCACCCTGCTGGCCCTCTACCCCGAGGCCAAGGATGTCGGCGAGTTCGAAGGCACCAAGCACCACGCCCTGCACGACGCCCGCCACGAAGCCAAGCAGCTGATCAAGGCCATGGGCATGCACTACGGACCGGCATGGGGAAGCAAGGCATGAGCACACTAACCACCCAGCCCTACGCCTGGCTCGGCGCCGCCGGCCTCTACCGCTCGCAACTCGACGGCGTGACCAACGGCGAGCAGCAGTTGACGCCGCTCTACCTCCACCCGGCCAGCCCGGCGGCCGCCGACGTGATCGCCGAACGCCGCCGCCAGATCGAACAGGAACAGTGGTGCCCCGAGCACGACGATCAATACACCTGCGGAGAACTAGCCACCGCCGCTGCCGCCTATGCGACGAGTTCGCACTGGCATGCAATAGGCCACAAGTCAGGCATCCCACCAGCGCGCTGGCCCTGGGACCAATCAGGCTGGAAGCCCACCACCCCACGGCGCGACCTGGTGAAAGCCGGCGCCCTGATCCTGGCCGAGATCGAGCGGCTGGATCGGATGGGGAGCAGCCAGCAGGAGGGCATAAACCATGATTGATATTGACGAGCTGAAGCGGCTGGCCGAGGCGGCTACGCCCGGGCCGTGGGGTCGTGACGGATCGTACATCTGCCCGGCTCGAATTGAGGACGGCACCACCTACATCGAGTCATGGCGCGCAATTGCTGACGCGCATGACATGGAAAACGTGCGCTTTATCGCAGCCGCCAACCCCACCGCCATTCTGGCCCTTATTGCCGATCTGCAACGCCTGGAGAAGGCCCGCGCCACTGATGCCGGCATGATCATGGACATGACTCGCGACATCGTGTCGGTCGGCGAAGCGCTCGGCATTCCAGGCGAGGAGCAGGAAGGCGGAGTTGGCGAGTTCATTGAAGCAATCGAGCAGCTGAAGCAGACCGCTCCGGATTTTGCATTGCGCGCCCGCGTTGCTGACCTCCTGCACCTGCTCCAGTTCGCCAAGATCGAGACGCCCAGCGCAGGGGACGCCGCCCAGGCTGTAATCGCGATGAATGACTTGGCGCGCATGCTCGCCGTGGCAGCCCCGCCAGCGCAGCAGCCGGCGACTGTTACGGACGAGCTAAGAGGCGCGCTACTGTGGATGCTCTGGCACCACCAGGGTGGCGGATCGAAAATCGGGCAACCGATTCGGTTGATGCTTGGCATAGGCCCATTCGATTCGCTGACCGATGAGCAGATTACCGAAGCGAAAGCATATCGACCCACATCGCCAGCACAGCAGAGTCAGGCAGTCGGCGACGTTTTGGAAGAGCACAGAGCACGGCGTCAGCAGTGGCAGGATGACTATGAGGAGTACGGCCCCGACAATGCTGTCGTTGATTGTGCTGCACTTCTTCTCATGGAAGTGGCCGGCATTCCGGTGCCACCTGAACTCGACTTCAACGAATGGCTATCCCAGGAAGAACGCAGCAAGGGCGACCGCGAAAAGCTCGTAAGCGCCTGCACCATGATCCTGGCGGAAATCGAGTTCATGGACCGAGCATCCGCCCCGGGCGACACCGTCCCGCTAGCGCTGGAGCCGGCCGAGCAGCAATCCGCATGGGTCGAGCAGGTCATGGAGCAGGCCCAGGTATTCGCCAGCGCCTGGTCACTGGTCGGAGGACCATTCGATACGGGCAATGGCTTGGAACAGGCTGAAGAAGAAAAGGAGCGACTACGCGCGCTGCTTGGGAGTGAGGCATGAGCATCCTGCGCAAACTCCCGGCCGCCATCGCCCGACTCGCCGAGCTGCCGGCCGGCAGCCCGGTGGTACACGTCAGCGCCCCGGCCCGCCAGCGGCGCCTCGACGGCCTGTTCTTCGACCGCGGCCAGAACACCTGGCTCGCCAAGCTCGACGGCAGCACAACCTGCCAGCCACGCGACCTGCGCCTGCCCGGCGACCAGCTCGACCTGCTGGCCCCTTGCGAAAGCGGGAGGGCCTGGGCATGACCAGCCTCTTCCGCATCCACCCGCAGCCCGCGTTCAACTTCGGCGGCCTGGTGATCGACAACCTCAAGGAAGCAGAATCAACTTTCAGCTCATCTGTAGGACTATTACTTGAATGCATCGATCACTTTACGTGCATGTTCTCTTGCTGCTTCATCGACCTCATCAAAGTCAGTCCAAGCGCTGCTGTTAGGAACCTCCTCCAAAAGAGGAAATTGGTCGCCGTACTGGAAGACCAGCTGGACATAAGCAGCCACTGGCACTCTGTCCTCGTCACTACTCCACACAAATCTTCTGTATACCTTAACTCCTTCCACATTGAGCGGCTCCGGAAAACCTCTCTTTTCTTCGACTCTCCGCCCAATCTCACGAGCACTAGAAACATCGGGCTTTCGTTTACTTTTAGGCAGTTTAATTCTTGCAATGTCGAGCAAAGCACGCTTATTACGAAGTGTGCTCACTACTTCTGGATGCGAACAGCTTTCCTTTATCCAATTTGGCAACTCACTAACCACAAAAGCACCGAAACTCACCGCATTCCTGATTTTCCCAAGATCACTAGCTCTATCTGGCGGCAAATCCATAATTGGCACCTGCTCAATTGCAGCAACCAAACCAGGCCAATTATGGGCTCTGCCATAGCCGAGGTATTCTTTCATATGCAGGACCTCAGTATCTGGACTGAAGAAAAGATTGGTCAAAAGCCACAACTCTTCCGAAGCCTCATCAGAAAGTTCACTCAGCACCTCCAGCAGAGCTTGTTTTTTATTATCCTCATTTTTACGCGAATGCCAGTAAGGGAATGTAGCAGCACCAAGAACGGCAAGAATAGACCCAATCGCTTGCCACCACGCAGCAGCAGTTTGATTTCCCCACGGTACAACACCAAAAATTGCTGTTACAAGAACAGCAACCAAGGCAAGGGGAGCAATCACCAATGGGGAAAAAAACAAAACCATCAAGATAAAGTGCACATTAAGCTCCTTGCCACAAAAGTAGGCACAAGGTTGCCAACTTCCGCCGCCGCCGTCCATGAAGTACCAGCATGATCACTACCATCGATCTAGCGGAGATCATCAAGGCGCTGAGGGCTGCGGCATGACCTGCACGATCTTCTACAGCACCGAAATGCCCAACGAACAGGCCAGGGTCACCGGCGGTATCCCCACCAAACCCATGCGCTGGCACGTCGACTACGTCGTCAAAACCCCTGATGGCCTCACCGTTGTCCAGGGAGAGAAAACCATCCAGCGCGCCACCGTCGAGGAACTGCGCGCCGTCATGAACCACACCATCGGCGAGATCGGCGACGAGGTCGGCAACGAAGCCACCTTCGTCAGCTGGCGAGCCACTGCCCATGGCGGGAAGAAGAAGAGCAGGAAAGGAGGTAGGCGTTGATGAGCCAGAAGCCGCTCGACCGACTGATCAAGATCGAGGAGGTCATCAATCAGGTGGGGATGGGGAAAACGAAGATCTACGACATGATCCAGTTCGAGGAGTTTCCGGCGCCAATCAAGCTGGGCCGATACTCGCGCTGGTCGCAGATCGAGATCCAAGACTGGATCGAAGAACAGAAGGGGAAAAGGGCTGCTTAGGCAGCCCTTCTTTTTACTTGGCCACCAAGCAGTAGTCCTGCCACCAGCGCATCATCTCCGTGCGCTCAAGCAGGTATTGAGCGTGATTGTAGGCAGCCTTGGTCTGGTTGCCCTCAGCATGGGCCAGCTGCATCTCGATCACCTCACCACGGAACAGGCCCGACTCATAGAGATGGGTCGAGGCCGTGGCGCGGAAGTCGTGGCAGGTGAAGCCCTTCATCCCAAGCCGCTCCAGTGCTCGGTTGAATGTCGAGCCATCCACCGGCTTGTCCGGATGGCGTAGGCCAGGAAACATCAGGCCACGCCCGCCGGTGATCGTATGCAGCTCGCGCAGCAGCTCCACCGCCCGAGGCGGAAGCGGAACCAGATGCCGACGCCGCTTCTTCATCAGCTCGGCAGGGATATCCCACACCGCAGCATCCAGATCCACATGCTCCCAGCGTCCGCGACGAATCTCGACAGTACGCAGGAACAACAGCTGCATCAGCTCCAAGGCGATAGTGTTGGTGCGAAACCCGCCGTAGCCGGCCAGCTCGCGCCGGAAGCGCTCCATCTCCTCGAGCGTCATCGGCCGGCTGTGCTCCACCGGCTCTCGCACGAACGCACCATACAGCGCAGCCGCCGGATCTGATTCTGCGCGTAGGGTGCGCACTGCATAACGGAACATCTGCGACATCCAATTGCACAGCGAAATTGCGTAGTAAGTGGCCCCCCGCTTCTCCATGCGCCGCAGGCACTCCAGCAGGTGAGCAGCCGTTATCTCTCGCACCGGCATGCGCCCGATATACGGGAACAGGTTTTTGGTGAATGCTCTAGTCAGTTGGTTGCGGTAGCTGTCGCTGATCGAGGTTTTACTCTCGATCCACTCCAGCGCCACGATCTTGAACGTGGTCTGGTTCTCTACCGCCTGCTTGGCGCGATCGGTGCGCCGCACATGTGCCGGGTGGCGACCTTGCTTGACCAGGGCACGCGCCTTGTCGCGCTCTGCTCTTGCCTCGGCCAGCCCCATCTCGGGATACTCGCCAAGAGCGAACACGTTTTCCTTGCCGTCGATCTTGTAGCGGTAGCGCCAAAACTTGCCGCCGGTGGGCCTGATCTCGATGAACAGCCCCCGCTCGTCCGAGAGCTTGCGCGCTTTCTCGCCCGGCTTCGCCTGCCGGATCTGGATGTCTGTGAGTGGCATTGCGGGTATCAACCTTCCCCCTGAAAGTACCCCGCTTTAATACCCGCTTTTTCAGTGGCTGGGACAGCACGCCAGCGAACCACGGCGAACGCAAACCGCCCGAATACCGCGCCCTGCGCGGGACAATCGGACGTAAAAAAACGGCGACGAACAGTCCGCACAGTCAACGTGAATGATCTTTCTGCCGCTCATGAAGCCAGTATGCCGCCCGGAGCGTGGCGCTGGCAGTCCCCGGCGGGCTCAGTGCGCCGCTGTGTCTTCGCTGGTGGCGCGCGTCGAGCGGATGTTGCGGACGCGGAAACCATCGGAGCCGGCGATGTCGATAGGCAGCCAGATCCGCCAGGCCTCGTCGGCACCGATCGCCCGTGCCTCGACGATGCGGCTGCCGACCACCTGGCCGGCCTTGAGGATATCGAGATCGATGGCCACGTTCTCCAGATCATGACCCGAGATGTTCACCCCGGTGCCCTGGAGATAGGTCTTGTGGCTCATGGTAATCAACTGCATGTTGCGCAACCGGATGTCATTGTCGGCCAGCGCACCGGCCGAGAACAGCAGCGCCATCAGCGCAATCTTCACTCTTGACTGCATTGCATCCCCCGAATCGGGCAGCCCCATATCTGGGCATCCGCCCATGAAAAAGTCTCATATCAAATACCTCTCCATACTTCCCGGATTGGAGTAAAGCCCGGCGTGAATAGCACGAAACGCCATTTCAGGCGAGAACCGCTGATCTAACCTCTAAAGAGAAATCCTCCGGAGCGGCCGCCATGTCCCTCGATAAGCACGCCCTCGACCGCCTGCTCGAACAAGCCCGGCAGCATGCCGACCAGGCGGTCGCACGCAACGACCCCTCCCTCTACCGTGAAGCCTTTATAGCCATGTGCCAAGCCGTGGCATTGCTCGGCGAGGAGAACGACAACTGGCGCGAACAGGTGGTGCGGGCCACCGAGGAGTACACACGCACTGAAGGCATCTAGCGGCCGATGCCATGCCTGTGGCGTTAAACAATTGAAGCCAAACCATTTTTCAGGCAATACCGCTTGACAGCGGATTGTTTGGCTGTAGAATGCCGCCACACAGACGCGGGGTGGAGCAGTCTGGTAGCTCGTCGGGCTCATAACCCGAAGGTCGTTGGTTCAAATCCAGCCCCCGCAACCAACCTTACAGGCATCGGCCCCGACTGCGATCAGCAGTGCGGGGCCGATTGCTATGTGGGATCCACTGCTTCGTCGGCGCACCGCAGCGACGACGGCGCTCCTGAAGATCCCGGCCTGCGCGCCTCTCCATCCTCGCCACTCACGCAGCAGTTCCGCCTGCAGGCCTGTCGCGACCTCGCCGACCGGTCTATCGCCGTGGCAGGCTCCCTCCGCTTCTCGGTTGCCGCTATTGTGCGGACTGCTCGACGGCAGCCGCCGGCCGGGCATCACTGCCGGACAGGTGCTCGCGGTAAGCGTCGACATCGGTGATGGCTGGCTGATCACGCAGCCGGCGAGCAGCCGGTAGAGACTCGGCAGCCCAGTCGCGCAACTTCTGATTTTCATGCTTCAGCTCTTCCAGCCGTTGCTGGTGGCCGACCAGCGCAGCACGCAGGTCGTCCTGCTCATGGCGCAGCCGCTCCCGACTGCCTCGCTCGCTGCCGAGCAGCGCGGTCAGGCGCTCGATATCGGCCTGGCGCTGACTGGCCAGCCGCTCGGCCTGGTCGGCACGCTCGGACACCCGCCCCAACTCGATGCGCAACGCATCGGTTTCGCGAGAGAGCAGCCAGAGGAGCAGGACCATGAGCGCGGCAACGAGGAGAGAGGACCTGGTCATGCCCGGTCCCTCCCCTGCTGCACTGCCATCGCGGGGGCCGAATTTTCGGATCTGCTCCATTTTCATAGCGTTGATTCCTCCTTGAACTGCGCATGGGCGCCGGCGCGGCTTCAGCTCGTACAAGCTCTGAGCATAGGCCGCTGTGCTGGAACGCCTCGTTCGGCTCGCCGCCAGCCTGGCAGCGGAGCTGCATATTGACCCGCGCGAAGGGACAAGATGCCAAGACATTGCACCTTTGGTTGGCGAAAACAGGAAAATGTGGCGGTGCTCAATATCAGCGGGCTTCAGCTCCGTCGCGATGCATGCCCGCTCCCTAAAATCAACGAGCCGGCATCGCCCCAAGCGCATGCTCGCCCTCGATGAGCAGCCCAGCGAGGAGTCATCCCCGCCAGCCCTGAGAACCACCCAGCCCCCACCTGTCCCCAGAACCGGCATTGGTGCGACATCTCACCGAACGCCCGCTTAGTTTTATCCACAAAGAGAATCTATTAATCAGGCCCTTAAATTCACGCCATGGCATAGCGTGCTGCTGGATGCCGGAAATAGGCCATGACCTTGTCGGGCAAGGTGCCGAGTGTGTTCATGAAAGCCATCGCCTTGTCCAGCAGGCT